AATGTTGGTAAGAAAAATGAAACAAGTATTCAAGAACAAGCAATAAAAGAAGCGACATCAATATGGAAAAAGAAAATTAAATCAGAAAATTTTGTAATTAATATTGAAGATGTTGATAAGAAAGCATTTAATCCACCAATGTTGGCACATGTATATGATGGAAATTATACCGAAGATATAAAATTTATTCAACCAAAATTAGATGGTATTAGATGTAATATGAATTATGAAGATGATGAAATTATTGCATTGAGTAGAAAAAATAATCCATTTTATACTGTTGAACATATTAAAGAATCTTTATTTAAGATATTAAAGAATAACCCAACAATACATTTGGATGGTGAATTATATAATCATGAATTACATGATGATTTTAATAAAGTTGTTTCTTTAGTTAAAAAAGAAAAATTAAAAGATAGTGATAAACAAGAAATACTTAAATATGTAAGATATAATGTATATGATTTATGGGATGATAACAATCCAAATATGATATTTAGTGAACGTTGTAAATTAGTACATAAATTATTAAAAGATATTCCTTATGTTGATATTGTTGAAACATTTGCAGTAAGAGATTCAGAATATATCAAAGATGCTTTTACTGAATTTGTAATTAATGGTTATGAAGGTGCAATATTAAGAAAAGATACCCCATATGAACATAAAAGAAGTAAAAATCTTTTAAAGTATAAAGAGTTTATGGATGATGAATTTGAAATACTTGATGTATGTGAAGGGTTTGTAAAAGGTAAAGCTGAATATGCTTGGGTTAAATTACATGATGGAAAAAAATGTAAAGCTACTTTATCATTTACTGACGAAAAATGCGTTGAAATGTTATATAATAAAAATGATATAATTGGTAAAAAAGCTTCTGTTAGATTTTTTGGTTATACAAAAGATGGTAGTTTAAGATTTCCAGTGTTTAAAGCAATAAGGGATTATGAATAAGGTGATATGTTAAATATCACCTTTTTTATTTAATAAACTATTTATAGTATAAAAATATATAAATATTATGACTAAATTATTTTCAAAAAAATATATAGACAATTATATTTTAAGTGAAACAAAAGGTTACTACATTCTTAATAAAAGTGATTTATATTTAAGAGAAGATTTAAATAATGGTAATGCATATGTTGAACCTAGTAGTGATAATGTGTCTTCTTTAAGTTCTGATTTAAGTAAAACAAAAACAGAGAATCCAACAGATGATACCTTTGTTGTTAATGCAAATTCATATGATGGTAATTCATCAAATGATACAGTTACGTTGGATGTTCACGGAAGTAATCCAGCAGAAGCATCACAAAATTTTCAAAGAATATCAAGAAATCCAAGTGTTAAAAATTTAATGGCAAATACTAATGTAAATGCTAAGATTCATTTAAAAAATGAAAATATTGAAAAATTAAGAGAAAGTTCAGTTCCTTTTAGTAAAAAAGAAATAATGGAAATGTTAAATGACAAATAAAATGAAATTACCTAAATTTATATTTGATAGAGTAAAAGAACACAAAACTTCTTTAGGAAATAATGAAGCATTTCCTCCAGAGGAAGATTATCCTTTTGACTATAAAATATTAAAGAAACGTTTTAATGATGTGTGTGAAGGATTATCTTATTTGGATAACCCTACTACTGATGAAGATTATTTGAAAAGTTATTTAAGTAGACTATTAACAAGAGTAAAAGAAATTGAATTACCTATTAGACCATATTTAATAAAATTATGCGAAAATTTGGTCAATAAACAACTTTCTATACCCGATGAGACAATTATATTAAATTGTGAATTAGTTGACGAAATAAGCCCTAAAAATGCGTTTAGATTGATGCCAGAGGAAAGTGATGTTAGGGATTTTGATTTCGAAGATTTAAATGATTTTGATAATGTAAGTAAGGTTATAATGAAAAGACGCTTAATTAATTCTTTAATTCAAGGAGTTGCATATAATTGTAATAAATTATGGGAAGATTATATAGATGAAGAATTAATGAAACTTAATGAAGAACTTCCAAAGTTATATAATGAAATTTCCGTTATTAATGATTATTTACTTTTCATTAAAGAAGAAAATATAACAGATGAAAAACCAAATCAAGGTGCTTGTGTAGAAGTTATGCTTGGTGGGAATGGTGAAAAAACAGAAATTAATGTTCAAGGACTTATATTTCCATATTTATTGCAAGAAACTTTCAGAGGTTTTTTTGAATTATTTGCTTCACACGGATTACCAGATGATAATAATAAAGCTAATTACATTATTAGACAAGCTGACTTTTTATTGGCTGAACCTTGGGATATGAGAATGGGAGTTGAATTATGGAATATTTTAAGTGAAGATATTCAAGATACAAGAATATTGCCTTATTTTTTTACAACATTGTGCGAAATGCAAGTGGAAGAATTTAATGAATACTTAAAAGAAGCATTTGCAAAAACAAAAAAAGGAAAGTCATTCATTAAGGAATTAATCAAGGAATCCGAACATTTTGTTGAAATGAATAGTTTTATTGACACGGTTAGACAAAGAAATGCTGATGTTGCTGTATTAAATGATAGTTATATTTCTTCTGATGAAATGGATGATTATGTCTTACAAGAAGATGGTGAAGAAAATAATGATGAAAATATTGATTATTTAAGTTTAATTACTAATTGTGGTGTAAATGACATTGATTTTAACCCTGAACAAATAAATGATTATCAATTTCAAATGCACTTATTGATAAATGGTATTCAAATACCAATTGAAATTGTAAATTTCAAAGCAGAACCAAGAAATATCAATGGTAACGATTTATATCAAATGCATTTATTTATTAGTGATGAATATCAACATAAAGGGTTAGGGTATAAATTATATAAACGTTTTATTGAATTATATGGCAATGTTTATTCTGGAAACGGAAGACGTATGAATAATAATGAAATAATTTCTATATTTAAACGTTTAAATACAGAACCAAACATTAAAGTTGTAAAGGTCAATAATAATGGTATTTTTATTGGTTTAAAAGCATTTTTAATATAATTGTTATATTTATTATAATTTAACAATTTTAAAATGAGAAAGTTATGATTAATTTTGAACAAATAGCAAATGATTATGCAACGTGTTATGCTGATAGAACAAGAATAAGGTTTATTGAAAAATATTTATCAACATTTAATGCGACTGCTGGTCGTATGACACCATTTATGTTATTTCCAAGACAGAAAGTTTTTTTAAAGTCAATATCAGAAAACCCAGCAAGTGTTGCAATTAAACATCGTCAATGTCGGAATTACAACAATAACATCAGCATGGGCAGCAGCACAAATGGTATTTGCATCGCCAGAAACACCAGAAACTGTGTTATGTATTGGTAATAAATTGGACTTAGCTAATCAGTTGGTAACAAAAATTAGAGACTTTTTAACCCAAGTTCCAAGATGGTATTGGGGTGATGATTATTATTCTCCAGACCCAAAATCGGAAAAAAATTTAAAAGATATATTTGTAAAAAATAGTAAATCAGAATTAGAATTATTTAATGGTTGTAAAGTATATGCTCGTTCAAGCGGTGAAAATGCTGCACGTGGTATTTCTGCTGTATCTATTTTGATATTTGACGAAGCAGCGTTCATTGAAAATGGTTTAGCTGTTTATTCTTCTGCCGTTGCTGCAACAGCATCTAATCCAAATAGAAAAATTATAATGGTATCTACACCAAATGGTAAAGATGAATTATATTATAATACATATAGACAAGCATTAGCAAAAGAAAATAATTATAATGCTGTTGAATTCAAATGGTATCAAGATTTAAGATATAATAAAAATCTTAAATGGTATAAAAAAAATGAAGAAACTGGTGATAAACAATGGATTATTGAAGATTTATTGGATGATAAAGGTACTGTAAAATACGATGAAGAACGTTGGAGAAAATTAGAACAAGAAGGTTGGATTCCAACATCACCTTGGTATGAAGAAATGTGTCGTGCATTTAATAATGATTCAATGAAAATTGCACAAGAACTTGATGTATCATTTATGGGTTCTGCAAATAACGTTGTTGCTCCAGAATTTATTGAACAACAAGAAAAGTTAAATGTAAGAGAACCACTTTCAGATATGAGAGACCCAATGGTTGATGAAACTTGGTTCTGGAAACCACCAATTGAAGGACATAGATATGTTATGGGTATTGACCCGTCAAGAGGTACTTCAGAAGACCGTACAGCTATTGAAATTATTGATATGGATGGAAGGGATGAAAATGGATTTCCTATTATCGAACAAGTTGCTGAGTATGTTGGTAAAAAATTAGGTGATGATATTGGTGCTATTGCTTATCAATATGGTAAAATGTACAATGATGCATTTATTGTTGCTGATGCTACTGGCGGTCAAGCAGATGCATTATTACTTACATTAATTAATATGGGGTATAAAAATCTTTATTATGAAGATGCAAATCAAAAAACTTATACTTTACAAAATTCAACCAAAAATTATGAAAATTATAATGATAGATTGCCAGGTTTTCATTTTCAAGGAAATAGATACCCAGTTTTATCTAATTTTGCTGGACTTGTTCGCAACAATGAATTTAAAATACGTTCTGTGAGAGTTATTAATGAACTTGATACTTGGATATTTAAAGAAGGTACTGGACGTATTGACCATATGAGTGGAGCACATGATGATACATTCACTTGTCTAGGTA